GTGAGTACAGTGAGCGAAAATAGCAACTTAGTATCAATCGAAGCCCAAACGGAATATTCAATTACGAGTGGAAAACGAGAGACACGAATCTTCCTTAAGATGTATGTCGACGCAGTACACTCCGGTTTAATAGCAGACTTAGGTCCGGAAAGATGGACGACTCTTTGCGTATTAGCTTCATTCATGGATGAAGATGGCGAATGTTATCCAACGCAAGATATGATTGCAAAACGACTTAATATAAGCCGTGAGAGCGCCAATAGACGCATCAAAAAGCTATGTGAATATCGTTGGGATGGAAAGCCGTTAGTCGTTAAAGAGAGACGTAGACACGAACGTACACAACAATGGGAGAATACGGTTTATACGATTCTACCGATTAGTCAGCTAACAATATTCGGAAATGAACCGGAATCTATCAGTCCATGTGACGTATGACCACATATGGCGACTTCCACACATGGTTGTAGTTCACACTAACAAGAACTAATTCTTAACAAGAACTATCTTTTAACTAGAAAAAGATTAAGAGCTAAAACCTTGAAGTCTATTTCTAACGAAATATCCTTCCATCATTAATATATCCTGAGGTACTTACTTTTATAAAAGGACTCCGCTAATAGATGATGAGATACAACGAGCGTCAGTGAAGTTGTAAGGTTTTGATTAATGTTTCATAAGGATAAATAGATTTATAAACAAAGGAAAGTACTAAGTTTTATGTAGAGCACAATACGAAAAATATAAAAGGATAATTAAGAGGAGGTGTTTACGATGAGAGACGTAACGAAACGACTACAACGTATCCTATCGGAACTAGAATCGTTAGAGTCCGACATGCAACAAACGAATATACGCAGGTCACAAACGGATATAGCGCAGCAAGATATTTTACATACTATTGAAATTGAGACGTTCACTACAGCACGTGGTAATTACATGTTGAAAGAACTGAAACGTATTCGTAAAGAACGACGTAAGGCAAAGGATGATCAAGCGGTTTTACAGTCGGTCATGCACACGCTAAAAGGCGTTAAGCAGAGAGTCGAGTGTAGCATCGGAAGTGTAACCGGAGTCAATGAACGTCAACAAGAACGCAAGGTTACAAAAGGTTACTGACGTAAATTTTACACTCAAATAACGAGATAAGAATCTAGGAATCTACGAATGTATATAACAAGGTGTGTTATCGGTAGGATAGGCGGTAACTAACGCAGATATATGATACCGGTCAGAAAAAAAGACCTAAGAATATAGGTCAAAAGAAAAGATGTAGCCATATATTAACATTTTTGTCGGTCGAAGACTATATGTATCGTATTGAGAAAATTCATAACGACATATGTCGAAAACATAGAAAAAAAGAACCTCTGTAACGACAGAGATTCGAAAGGGATGGAGTAAATACGTCTATTAGGAAGACGCATCGAGTAATGTCTGCTCGATAATTAAATGATAGCACGAATCTTCAGAAACTATTAGCGGTAAATATACCCACTATTAGAAGACCAAGGAGGACTAACAAATAAACGAATGTTACACGATTTATTACTGAAAGAAATCTACATCGAGGCGCTAATCCGTCGCAACGTATTCAAAACGGAAGACGGGCGGGACTTATGGCAGGCGTCTAACGAGGAACTACATGCGCAATTATTTGCCGAGGAGGGGAACCAATGACACGCATATCAACGAAAGATTTCCGTAATCTACCAATCGAAAAGTGGAACGTAACGACATTCCGAGAGTACCTAAAGCATGTACATGAGGAACGTTATAAAATTCCGTATGTCACCCGCAGCTATGCGATGGAAGGTCGTATGTTGAAGACGTTCATCGCCGAATATAAACCGGAAGCAACAAAACTATTCATTGACGCTTGTTTCGCCGACTATAAGTCGACACGGGAGTATCCCGGATTAAACTTTGCGTTTATGTATTCGTATATGCGATCTAGGTTGTTGCCGAGAGTTCTTGAAGAAATTCGTAAAAAAGAGGCTCGTTTTTCGCGAAATCAGACACATATTAAAGTGAGTACTCAAGAAATTATCGATTATTTATAACCGGATAAATTATTTTTTTCGAGAATGTGCAAGTGAAACGTGAAAAATGCGAGATATGTATTAGTAGGAATGGAGGGATACAAATGGCAAGACCTAAATTAACGTTTGAACAAGTGAAAGTGAAGTTTGAAGAACGAGGTTATGAGTTGTTGGAAACTGAGTACGTAATAGGTACGGCAAAGATGCAATATAAATGTCCGCATCATCAGGATAGAGAGTTATCGATTAGTTATGCAGAGTTACGTAACGGCAGTGGTTGTCGATATTGTGGGATTTTAAAACGTAGACATTCTTTTGAACTCGTAAAAGAAACATTTGAAAAACGTGGTTACAAGTTACTAGAAAAGAATTATGTAAACGATAGAACGAAAATGCAATATAAATGCCCGCACCATCCAAACGAAGTATTTACGATACTGTTTTCACATTTACGAAGAGGGCACGGCTGTCCGAAATGTGGGCAAGAACGAAGCGGACAAGTTCGATCAGAAGCACATCTTAGAGAGCCGGTATCAAATGGTCCGTCAATCTATACGAAAGAGCAACGTCAAAAAGCACGTCAAGAAACTTCGAGATTGCTAGATACGTATTGTTACGATTGTCCAAACAAAGACTTACCGTATATCGGAGCAATTGAAGAACATTGCTATAAAAACTGTCTTTATGGAATTGGGTTAGATATACGAAGATGTGGCGCAATATTAGCTGGTGAGGATGCAGACGCGGTGATTGAGCATTATAGGGTGAAGTTTGAGAAAGAACGCATCGACCGGAAAGAGGTGATGATTTGATGCAATGCATTCTATCTGATCATTGTTCATTATACAAAAGCGAAGCATGTAACCGACAGTGTACCTCGTACATCGCACTACATGGACATAACGGTAATGGAGGACGTATGGCAGCGACTAACTTACCGAAAGAATATCGTCATTTAACGTTACTAAATTCGCCTGTACGAGCGTCTCAACCGAAAATCTATAAGATTATTGATGCGCAAGTAACCACTTTCTCACGGCAATTTGAGGCGGTTGCGTCGTTAAACCCGAAGGATAAGATCAAATCGATGTATTTGTTTTCCGAAGAAACTGGCACAGGGAAAACGACGACAGCAGCCGTAATTTTAAACGAATGGCTCGTACGGCATTACATCGGTAGTTTGCAGCGAAATAGGCAATCGTTGCAGGTACCTGGATATTTTTTAGATGTGAACGAATGGCAAACGTTATTTAACGAATTCAATCGGTCAAACATACCGAAAGAAGTTTCAGAGAAAGCAGCGAAAGAATACTACTGTCGAGGCAGTCATGCGAAGATGGCACCTTTCTCAGTGCTAGACGATATTGGAGTGCGTAGTGCAACCGAAGCTTTTCGAGGCGATTTACATGCGGTGATTAACCATAGAGTAACGAACGGATTACCGACGGTATACACTTCGAACATACCTATTGCCGAGTTGGAAAGCGTGTTTGATCGTAGGTTGTACGATAGGGTGCGAGATTTATGCGTAGTGTTGCCGTTCGAGGGTGATTCGAAAAGAGGGATGCGGAAATAAAAAATGACCGATCCTTTTATGGGAGCGGCCGTACAAATATCATGTGCTGGAGGTCGCTCCAAATGGCATAAGATGTTTTCTCTAAAAAGTATGGACAAGAAGTTTTACGATTATACGTAAAAAAACGGCGAGTAACGAAATAGGCTACCCGCTACGTCCCTGCACGACACGGAGGAGAAACCCCGTTTTGAAAGAATGAAGTCGAAGGGAGATCGACTCAAAGGTAGTATGCGTAGATTAAAAATCATTATTCGCATATGTTAGAAAGAATAACTTATCGTTAATTATACGAAACAGTAAATAGAAGGAACTATAGTGCAAAACGTTTCATATCAGTTAGTCTTGTAATAATTTGTCAATATAAGATTGAGTGTTGGAAAACCAGCTAGGTGGTATTAAACCCTCTTGAATTATATATTCTTGTAAATCATTTTTTTCGGATGCATACACTTTCCAAATCTTTTGTTTTATTTTTGTTGGCTTACCCCATAGTTGATCAATTGTTTGAACTGAAGGTTCTAAGACAAAATAAAAGTCATCATTTCGTGTTTTACCTCCTTCAGCTTCTATAAATTTATCCTTAAATGTTAGGAGAACATAAGGGACATATAGTGGCGTTAATCCCTTCTGGTACCAAAAATCTTTTTCATTAGCAACCTTAATTAAATCTCTAAATTCAGAAACAGTTAATCCATCTGCTAAAGCGGCACATTTGCTATAAATATCAAAGGTATGATTTTTTACAAACTCTATAATGTCTTTTCCATTTTCTTTATCAGTTTGAGAACCTAAAGCATCAGAATAATTAACACGTTTTTTCTTCATAGATGGACAAACTGAATTTTTTGGATGTATAAAATATGCGCTTTTAATAAGAGATTGGTCAGCATCAACACGTATATCAGCCTCACAAATCGGACAAATGATAGGTTCGCCTTTGTGCTTTGTTGTGTAAGTTTCTAAGTTTACTTTTTTACGGGAATCTTTTAATAGTGCGTTATATAAAGTCACAGATTTTACCTCCAATGTAAATTGTTATCTTTATTAATATTTTAAAACGTTTTTAAGTTTCTGAAAAGATGGAAATATGACAATGATGTGTGACTTGAATAATAAAAATGAATATTAGGAGAAAACGATATGCATGTATACTCAACAAAAGAACAAGAAACGGTATTGACTTTCGACAACGAAACGAAGGAATGGAGCGCATACTCTTGCGTTCCAAAACACATTCGTAAACTATTAGAAATAGTCGGAGAGGAAAACGTTACAGTTATCGAGAGTGATGATGGTAAACCAATAGCGGTGAAATGTACGTTAGAAGAAAAACAAGTAAGCATGAAAAAACTACGTCAGTATAGTGAGAATCAGAAACGTAAAATGGCGGAGAGAATGCGGGCGGTTCGGGAAAATATATGATTAATGATGGACAACACCGAAGGGCAATAATACTGGAGAAAGGAATTAAAAATATGAATTATACCATAGATTTGAATTTTTTACTTTTTTAAATGTAGGTCAGAAAAAAACAAGGCATTATATCATATTTCACAATTCCGCGCTTTTTTATTTCTTTAGTGAAAACTACTCATTTTTATCAAAAATGGATGTGAATTTTCGCTTTTTATTAAAAATGTAGAAAATAAGCAGTTTTTATATAAGAGATTTAAAAAAGATAAGAAAAAATATATGTGTTACAGTTGTTTTATAAATAGAATCTAGCACGATTACAAAGGCTGTTGCCTAGTGTTTGTTTCTTTTATACACTCGGAATCATACCGCTCTTTGACAACCGAATAAAAAATCGCTCAACAAACAATATAGTGGAGGTGTAGTTAATGAACTACGGAGAAATGCTCTTATCGAAAGTGGTAGACACCGCTAACCCTATACAATTAAACCATGTAACAGAACGAGATTTTGTTACAGAAGCCGAACGTAAAGCGTACCGTTTTATTAAAGATTACGTAGATACTAATCGCGGGCGTGTCCCCGACTTCCGTACGCTAGTAGCAGAAGTCAACGGCTTCACATACGTCCCAAATGTCGAGGATAGTTTCGATTATTTAACGAAGCAAATAAAATCCTATTCTGCGAAGATCGAAGTGATGGGGTTACTACAAAACGAAGCGCCGGGCCAATTCGAGCAACTAGACGGAAATTCTTTCCTTGAATGGTTGCGAGAAAAAGTCGACGGAGTTATAATGAGAACAAATGTTCGTGATAAAGTGGGAACAAGTTTAAAGACCGATACGAACAAGTTTCTAGAAGAATATGATCGTCGGAAAAAAGGCGAGTCATATCGCATTTGGAAATCCCGTTTTTCATTCATTAATAAGGCGATTGGTGGCTATGTTTCTTCAAACGTTTATACAATCTACGGAAAGTCAGGGCGTGGTAAATCCGCAACGACAATTGAAGAAGGCGTAGAGATGGCGTTTCAAGGAGCAAACGTACTTATCTGGTTAATGGAGATGGGATGGTTCGAAGGAATGGTACGTTTATACACTTCGATTTCTTCTCGTATTGGAGCGACTGTAGCCGAATTAGATGGCGTAAATCTAGAAGCGGGATTCGATTCGAAAGAAATTCGTCATGGTAAGTTATCGGAGGAATTCGAAAAAGGATTTAAATCGTTTTTAGCTAACATTAACGAGATTCTACCTGGTAATATAATAGTGAGAGGCGTAGATGATGACGACTTTCACCGAAGAGATTTACGTCAGTTAGAAGTAGATATTACGGAAACAAACGCTGATGTCGTTATAGTGGATCCGTTCTATTATCTCGATTATGAGAAAAATACGTCAAAGACAGCCGGTGGTGATGCAGCGGAAACATCTAAAAGGTTGCGTCGATTAGCAGGTAAGACAGGCGTAGTAATGTTCGCTATCACACAAGCGGATGAAGTCGATAATAATGAAGACGAAGATGGCCAACGGGAATTACGTTTACCTAAACGTAGCGAAGTAAAGAAAACGAAAGCGCTTTTAGAGGACGCAGCGTTATTGATAGCGGTCGATACTGACGCAAAACAAGGACGAGGTATGATCGGTATTAATAAAGGCCGTGATGGTGGCGAAGGTGAATCAGCCGAAATTATATACATGCCGCAGATTGGCGTTATTAAGGAAATGGAAACCGGCGAACAAGCGGCGAAGCAATTCATTTCAGTATTTTAAATTAAAAGAACGGTAGGTGGGTCACCTTGTCAAGTATTCAGATACGTGGGCAGGACGTAAATGTAGACATCGAGTATGAACTTCGGCAGTTTTCTTGGACTAACGAAAGGTGGTCATATGATAAACTGATTGCAACCTCGCCATTTAGGTACGAACACACACCGAGCTTCTTCGTCAACTTAGACGGGGATTACGCAGGTACATGGAAAGATTCAGGAGCATTTGATAATGAATGGGAAAGCGGCAACTTTACCAGATTGTTATCTTATTTGCGAACTGAAACGTATGAAGAGACGGAAGAGTATTTACTCGAGGTATACGGTGTGGAATATAGTTACGATAATTTAACGCTTAAGCCACCGAAACTCCGGATTGAAAGCGGTCAAAAGACCCTCGATTTTGATCGGTTGCAAGATTACGCTTATCGTCATCCGTATTTAGGACAACGAGGTATTAGCGAAGAGGTACAATGGCAAATGAAGATCGGTTACGACCGTTTTAGGCAGGCGGTTGTAATTCCGTGGTTTGATACAAACGGTAGATTGGTGAATATAAAATATCGGAAGGTTTCTTCGAAAGTCTTTTGGTACGAAAAGGACGGAAAGCCAATTGGAGATTTGATATACGGACTACATCTCGCTTACAGACGGAATATTAAACGTGCAGTATATTGTGAGGCAGAAATAGATGCGATGTCGTTCATGACGGCTGGGGTTTTCGGATTGGCAAACGGAGGCTCATCGTTTAACGAACGAAAGGCAGAGCAAATATTGAAGTCGCCGATAGAAGAATTAGTTATCGTGGCAGATAACGATCCAGCAGGCGAGAAACTTCGAAAAGAACTTGAGAAATATTTAAAAGGAAAAATACGCTTGACAAATGGATATGTTCGTAGATTTAAAGATGCGAATGTAGCGCTAATAAAAGAAGGGGCATCTTCTTTGGTATCTGTAGTTGATAATGTGGAGCCAGTTCGATTAAAACTGTTATACGTGAATTCACGTAGTGACGGTCGGAGGGAAGATACGAAACCTTCCCGGTAAATAGATGTTATTCCGTTTCCCATTCGTATAATTCTTCGATGTCACAATGTAGTTTAGCGGCAATATTACGCGCTCTTTCTACGTTAGGTAAATTACGCAGGCTAACATAATCCGTTATGGATTGCGGTGTAATACCGACTTTTAGTGCGAGTTCAGCTTGTGTAATACCGTTCTTTTTGCATAGTTCGGGAATACGGCACCTTCCGACTTTAAACGATTTAACCACCTCCTTTCTTAAACCGGAGGCTTTGAAACTATTATTCTTGAATGTTTATAATTTTAACTACTTTTTCTATAGGTACGTCTAGATGTAGACAGATCTCTTCTATTGTACTCAAATTTACAGACATCCCTTTGTTAATATTTGCAATAGTTCTTGCGTTTAGAATGGTACCGCGGAGATCACTAATTACCATCTCTTTCTCTTTTAGTGTCTCATGCAACGGAGAGTAGTCAATCATTTTAACACGTCCTTAAAAAAGTTTCTCAACCCATTCTCTGTTTACAAAAGTAAACATCAGAATTATAATTACATTATACCAAAATTTTCTTATACAGCATAGGAGGGTTTTCAAGTGCCGGGGTTTCACAGAGAGATATGCGATTTTATAAATGATAGAGACGATTTAACATTTTCAAGTGTAGGTGAACAAATCGAGGCGTCAAAGCAATGTATGTCTAAGTTTAAGAAGGATGGTACCATAGGGTTTAGAAAACTCTTGAGACTCTCCTATTATCTATTTCCAGAGAAACAACGCAAGAAGATGGAGGATTGGTGCCTGCAGCTAGATTCAGCAGAGTCAATCCAACAGAGTTTAGAATATGCAGCAATAACACGGAATATAAATTTACTAAAAAAACTTATTAAGAAACATAAAAAAGAAACCGGGATTGTGGGAGATTACATAGATGTTTATAAAATTATCTATAAATATATGAATTATGATATAGAAGGTTATGAAATAACAGAACATTTAAAAAAGATTGAAAATACCGAAGATAGCACACTCGTGATTTTGATTAACATACTTAAGTGCTATGACCATTTTGCGCAAAAAAAGATTCATCTTATGTTGGATCTGGCTTTAGAGGTAGAAGAAGCGATTAAGAACTTAAGTGATAGTCGAAAGTTATTTATCAAGGAATGTTATCTTCATAGACTAGCTGAAATTTTAGCTCCAGTTTATCTACATAGAAATGAGCTAGATTTAGCAAGACATTATGCATTTCTAATAATTAATGCACATATTTGCGCGAAAACAGTTTCTGATGCGTCATACTATGTAGGGATGTCGTACTTAGTTGAAGATAAAGATAGATGTTTAGAATATCTTCAAAGAAGTCACGAAATCGCCAAATCTGTCAATGTAAAAAATTTAATTTTACAAACAAGAGATAACCTAGATTATGTTAAAATTTACCTAGGGATACCACTTGGGATAGATTCGGATGCGAGACTTGTTATGTATCAAAACAATAGAAAAAATGTGAAGTTAATTAACGATTATATTGAAGAGAGAGGTGAAAGAGACTTTCTTTTGATGTATAGAGCTTGTAATCAGGAATCTATCCTTGGGCTGTACGAATGTTTCCAGAGGTTCTTTTCAAATTCGAACTTCTTTTTCTCTAGTCTAGTAGCAAAAGAAATATACGACAGAGGCGATCGTTCCGGTATGACTCAAATGTTAACTAATTTTAAAACTAACAATTTAAAGGGAGAGATTCAGTTTGAAAAAAGTTTTATTAGGAGTTTCCGCAATTTTGACTCTAGCTCTAGGAGTGTTTGCGCTTAATGAATTTGTAGATGCACAGGGAGATAATCAACAATACAGTTCACAAGAAACAAGGCCGGGTGGTTAATTAGCAATTGAATAAGATTATGGAGAGCGATCTTATTGATCGTTCTTTTTTGTTTTTCTAAATGTTTACGAAAGTATACAAAGTGTAAATTCCAGTACTTAGTGTACTTTGATAAATATTCCATGTTAATATGCTACAATTTGAACATTGGCAATAAATGAAAAATTTATTTTGAAAAAAATTAAAAAATGTGCGCGGGTTTGGTCGCTTGTGCGTCATAGTTAATGTAAGGGGGAATAAGTAGTGAAAGACGAACAAAAATTGAATATTAATGAGATGGCAAACGATTATCTTCGAACAGGTGACGATTTCGTATTTACGGATTTGTACACTAGTTTATCTGAGGTATATCGGGACAAGCTTCGGTATTGGAGCACGAGTACATACATGGCGAATGAACATGACATAACCGAACTATTCCACGATGTGATACAAAAGGTGTTGGAAAGTTTGCGAAAGAACGTTGGCGGCGATTTCGTAAAACTATTCGCAGTATCACTAGGTAACAGTTACAAATCATTATTACGAAAGTTATGCACTAGAAGGAAGTATGAATTATACGATGGACCTGATAGCGGTGAGGAAGAGAACACGGCAATGTTCGAAACTCTCAAAGACGAATTTGATTTAGAAGAACATGTTATAAAAAAGAAAGAAGCCGACCAGCGAAAACTGATCGACTTCTTGGTAGACCCTGACCAGGTCAACGATGAAATGACAACGGCAATTGTCATTTCATTTATTACGAATGATGGACCAACTACACCGACGGCAATCGGAAAGAAGTTAGGACTTCATCATTCAATCGTAATCCGCAAGCTCAATCGGCTGGCACGCCGATTCGATAAAAAGCAGTTCGGCGATTATCGAGACTACTTACTTGCGTAAAGTGTTCGTCCTATATGCTTAGGCATTGCATATAGGAACAGTAACTATAGGTTATTATGTTAGAAAAATACAGAGGGGCTTTTGCGAGTCCCTTTGTACTTACAACTAACCGACTTGGCAGGTCGATTAATTGCAATGGTTTTGCTTAACGTTAAAGCAAGTTGCCTCACCTTAATTAAGCGGAAGTGTAATACTTTGCAATGCAAAACATTACAATGCAATGCAATGTACTTCACTGTAATTATACAGTATTACCACGGTATGTTACAAATTAATTATATGTAAATTCTAACGACAACCTTCGTCCTATTACGTATTATTTCTATAAAATAATTTAACGAATGTCGATATAATGTCATTACCCTTCGCTACCCTTTTCTTCCCCTTAGTGTAGTAAACGGGTAGCTGCGTCATATGGACGTTTGGTATTACAGCACGATGTGTTGCGTCCAAAGCTTTTGATTTCTACCGATGTATCCCCCGCGTCGGTATTATGTAATTCAAATTGAGAGTTGCGTAATACGGGCGTGGGAGTCACCCAAGCTCGAATTTATAACGAGGGAGTTGTTTCAATGGGTATTAGAGAAACGTTAAAAAAGCGTGAGGAACAACGAGAAGCTAATCAAAACGGAGGTAATAATGATTTTCCAGAAGGCGTAACGCGATATGTTCGCATGGGGAAACACGGCGAAGTAAACGCAGATGGTCGAACTTTCATCTTACTAACTGATCCGGATAATTGGTATTTCTACTTCGTACACGAGGATAAAACATTCGACGGTAAACGTACGATTCACCGATTTAGAAAACATTCTTGCTTACACTCTCCACGTGAAATAGACGCAGACATTACGCAATACTTCAAACCAGGTAAAACGGAATGTCCATCATGTAAAGGCGGAGCGAAACGTAAGATGTACGCAATGATTCCTGTTTACGATTTAGAGTACGGTACTTATCGCGTGATCGATACAGCTGAGTTCCATATCAATAATATCATTGCTGATTACGACAAAGCCGAAAAAATGGGTCGTAAGTTTAACCCAGAGTACTCGTTAGTAGGTGAAGCAGTCCACTTCAAACAAGTCGATAAAACCTATGCGCTTGAGTCAGGTGAAGCGACAGATGAGCAAATCGAAAAGGCTAAGACGTTTATTGGTACGGACTTCAGTTACGAAGATTTAGCTAACTACCGCGAAGAGGACGATATCATTGCATTGTTACAAGAGGCGGAAGACGAAGCGATTGATAAATCTAAATTGCCAACGGCCACAAGCAACGAAGGCACAGCGATCGATATCTCAGATGACGATTTACCGTTCTAAGGGGGAGCGCATATGGCACATGAAACAACAGTAAAGGGTGGTTGCTCGGAACTACGAGTAGCCCTCGCGCTCTTAAACCTCGGTTGGGAAGTAGCAAATTCGTTCATCCCGGAGGTTTACGATTTAGTAGCGCGTGATCCGATTAACAAACAGTGGTACACGATACAGGTAAAAACAATTCGAGTAAGGCACGATCGCTACGATGCGTTAGTGGTACAAGCGAAGAAAGGTAACGGCGAAGCTTATACGAAAGATGACTGCGACTATATCGCAGGCGTCGAAGGTGACCGAGTATTTATGTTCGAATGTGCAGGACAACGTGAGTATTGGGCTACGGAAACTAGCGCGAGTCAACGATGGATTGAGCTAACGGCAGTAACTAATAACGAAGAGAATGGGGAGGAAATTAAACATGGCTAAATTAGATAACGTGAAGGTAGTTAACGAAAATACGGTGGAATATAACGGGTTTGTTTATACGTTAGTTACAGGAGATGCAAAAGTAGACGATATAGTGAAAGCGTCTGAGCAAGAACTTGATGTAACAGAAGGAGCATTTTACTTAGTGGTAGAAATCGATTACGACAACGACATCGTTTTTAAAGACAATGCCAATGATTCGAATTACTTTAATCAAGGAGAACCTTCAGTATTCCGTAGATCCCACGCAATCACTACCGACAACCTAACCGACGCGGAAGGCGTAGTGAAAATCGAATTACCTGACGGAACTAAACTCGAAGGTACTCCGTCTGACTTAGAAAAGATTACTCGTAGTATGCAAAAGATGCAGGCAGAACAGGGATCATCGGAGGAAGAGTCGGAAGAGGCGGTCGAAGTAGAGAATGCAAGTGAGCCGGTATCAGAACGTTTACAGGTTGGTGATTATGCGAAAGTAGTTGGATCTAGTCACTCAAATTATTTCGGTGGAAAAGATGGTGATATTGTAAAGATTGTTAAAGAATCAGATGACACTTTTGAAACGCAAGAGTTAAACGGCGGTATCTATGGGTGCAATCAATACGCACTAAAATCAGCACTAGTAAAAGTAACCGAAGCTGAAGTCCTCGAAGCAAAGCAAGCGTTATTGAAAGAAGGCGACTTTGCGAGAATTATCGCTAACACTTCAAACCACCGTTTTGAAATCGGCACAGTAGTAAAACTAAAAAGTGAAAGTGGTACTAGTTTTACAGCGTATTACCTTGACGAATCAGACTTCTGGGGAGTTTATAGTAAAGACCTCGAACCACTAACGAAAGAAGAGGCTGAACACATCGCCCGTGAAGCTGAGGAAGAAAAGAAAGTGAAGGCGGAGCGTGCTAAGTGGGCGTCTATCGGTCGTGTGGTTGGCGAGATTAAAAAAGGCGACATTGTACGTACAGTATCTCGTGGTGGGAGTGTTAATCCAGAAGGTACTATCGGCATTGCTGAATACGATGGTTCGGTAGGAAGTACAGCAACAATCGTGTTAAACGGAAATCGTGGTAATTACTCTCGAGTAGAACTAATCGTGCCAGTAGAACAACGCTTCGACACAGTAGGTTAAACAATGCATATTTGCGAGAATTGTAGCGCTGTACTCAACCGTAAGGAATTCGTATACGACGATCGCGAAGGTAATTCATTTTGTAATAAGCGTTGTTTCGAAGAGTGGGCGGAAGATAATCATGAAGTGGCAGTAACATTTTATTACCGATTAAATTGCAAGGAAACGGGGCGGTAAAAGTGGCGCCAAAGTTAACGTTAAATTTAAAAATAGCAGGTGCTGAAGCCGTTGAGGAAACGAAGGTACGAGTGGCAAAAGCGGTTGAGCGAAAGGGAAAAGCGACCGAAACGATGGAAGACGCGTGGCAACGAATTCTATCGATGAAGAACAGTGAGTCTGATAGGCAGAGACTTGCAGAAGTAAAAGAAGCGATGACGAAGGGCGAAATTGGTCGTAGCCCTTCCGACCTCGCTAAACGTTTTAGTAAGGCGGAGGCTTTACGATTATGGAAAGTGTTACATGAGCGACAACGCGACGATAAGATACGTGAAATGGTGTTGGCTACACCTGGCAATTACGTATTAGTTATCGATGGCAAGGTATTAAAGCAAATGTTAGACGATATGAAAACATCTGATTTAGTTGGATTTGACTGTGAGACATTCGGAGAGGAAAACGGGGCGTTGGACCCGTGGAAAGGTGCAGTCGCTGGCTTTTCAGTATCGACGAGAACTCACAACTATTATGTACCATTGAATCACGAAGAAGGCCCGAATTTAAGCGAAGAAGTTCTATTACAGTACATTAAACCAATACTGGAGCAAGTGAAAACCGTAATGCACAACGCACCTTTCGACTGTAAATGGTTTATGCAACGTTACGGCATTAACTTAATCGATAACTTACATGCAGATACACGTATTATGGCGATGGCATTAGACGAAAATCGAAATCACCGGTTAAAGGATTTAATAACGGATTGGTTACGTCAGCCAAGTGATAATTTCGATGAACTATTCGGTAAAACTCCGTTTAATGAAATACCGTTAGACGTGGCGTTAGTTTACGCAGCGGGTGATACGGAGAAAACCTTGAAACTATACGACTGGATTATGGAATGGTTTGACAAACGAGAGGATTTACAAGATATCAAGTCGCTCGTTTTTAACATAGAGATGCCCGTATGCAGACAGTTTATTAAGTCGGATTTAATCGGTATCAACTTCGACGAAGAGAAAGCGTCTATTTTAGACGAACAACTGGCGGAAGAAGAAGCGCAAATACAGCTTGAAATATACGAACTATTCGGCGAAGAGATTAACTTAGGTTCACCTGTTCAATTAAAGAAAAAGTTATTCGTAGATTTAAAGTTACCGGATTTAGAAAACGGATCAACTGGCGTAAAAGCGTTGAAGAAGTTGAAAGGGAAACATCCCGTAATTTCTAAAATTCTCGACTATCGAGGCGTCAGTAAACTACGCGAAGCATTTACGCAAAAGTTACCAAAAGAAATCAAACACGATAATAAAATTCATCCGTGGCATAACACGTATGGAGCGGCGACAGGACGGTTCACATGTAAATCGCCAAACACCCAGCAAATCCCCGCGAAACGTCCTGAAATCCGTCACCTGTTTACATCGAGTGCAGGTAAAATATTCGTTTCTATAGATTACTCGCAAATTGAGCTTAGGGTATTAGCGCATATGGCAAAAGAGCCGGAACTAATCAAAGCGTTTAAAGAAGGACGCGACATTCACTCGACTACGGCAGCGATGATTAGTAACGGTAAATATTCGTATGAGGATATCGAAGCAAATAAAGATACAGACGGTTCTCCTGAGCAGAAATTCCGTAAGCAAGCTAAGGTGGTTAACTTCGGCATAGTTTATGGCATGAGCGATAAAGGGTTAGCCGATACGTTAGGCATTACGAGAACCGAAGCGCAAATAATTATCAATAACTATTTCAAAGGTTACAAAGGGATTCAACGCTATATGGACGAGCAAAAGTTACTCGCTCGTAAACAAGGTTATATTACGGATATTTTCGGTAGGAAGCGTCGATTACACACTGAGTACAAGTCGAAAGAGCGTTTCTTACATTTCCGTGCGGATCGTATGGCTGGTAACTTTCCAATTCAAGCGTCAGCCGGTTCGATTTTAAAGAAAGCAATCGTAGATTTACAGGCCGTACTATCGAAACATGACGTAGATATTTTACTCCAGGTACATGATGAATTGCTATTCGAGTGCCCGAGAGATATTTCGAAGGAAGCATTATTCGAATTAAAAACTACGATGGAAAACGCAGTAAAATTATTAGTTCCCGTCAGATGTGACGTTGAGATAAATCCTAAACGATGGTTAGAGAAAGTAAGTATTGAAAAGTGGTTTAACGAAGAGGAGGGCGTAAATGATTAACCTATCTGAAGTTTCAACGAAAGAACTTGGCGAGGAATTAAAGCGAAGACAAAGTATAATCACTGTCAAAGTTGAGCCTTACGAAAAGATAGAGGTCGGAGGTATACGCGTAGCAGGTCCGGCAATCGTTTTAATAAATCAAGAATAATAAAATAAAGCTACTTAATATCCCGTTATGTATAAGTAAGTAGTCGGGATAAGTAGCTTTATGTAAGAAACGTATTAATGTAAAACTTTCCACGGGTCTGGTTGAGGGCCGGATACCTTTTGGAGACCGATTGCTACTAAACGTTTTGTAATTTCGCCACCAACAGAACCATTAGCACGAGCTGTAGAATCAGCGCCTAATGTAACGCCTAACTCACGTGCTACTTGTTGAGCGATTGGACCTATTGGATCGATTGGGCCTTTTGGTTTTGTATAAGAGCCGTCATCACTTGGTCTAGTGTTAATGATATTCATGAAATCACCGCCTTTCTACTATTAGAATTCATTACAGATTATTTTTTATACAAGGAAATAATTGGATGGGATAAGGTGGTTAATTACTTAAGAAATCAATATTTGAGGGGAGTCGGTAGTTTGAGTAGAAACGCAGCACAATTACTACGTCAGAATACGAAAGAAATATTTGCTTATGAGATCGCAGAGGAATTTCGTAACTTCCTCGAAACGTGGCATTCATACGCGGAGCCGTATGATACTCCGTTGGATATTTGGCTCCACGAAAGCTATGCAAAAGTATTAAGCAAAGGTACGTTCTTAGATTATCGGAGTCTACCGTATTTCTCACCTTCCTCAGCGAATAGTTGTCCGAGGGAGCTTTACGAAAAGGCAGTACGAAGTCCACGAGATCAAGCTGAAGTGAAGCCGTGGCAAAGGCGTTGGCAATTTATCGGAACAAACATCGGTGATGCAATCCAACGTGATATTTTATTAGCGGAACGCCATTACGAAAAGTTCACTGGTGAAAAAACACGTTTCAGAATTGAACGTACGAAAGATGGTTATCCAGTATTTGAGGATTTCGTTAAAACGCGAAAGGTAATAGAACACAATGACCAACAGTTCGCTTTGATCGGTACGTGTGACGGAATTTTAGAATACACCGATGAGCATGGCGTAATTACACGTGTCGGACTCGAAATAAAATCGAAACAGACCACCTACAGTAAAACTTCCGAATATTCACTGCGCGAACCTGGCGCCGACCATGTCAAACAAGTTACATGCTACTCGTTAATGTACGACTTGGATTACTACGTAGTGCTTTACATGAACGCATCGAAGAAAGCATGGAATATGAGCGAAGAAGACTATATGAAATACCCGGATTTCAGAGTGTTTGGTGTTGCAATCACGGACGACATGCGTGATGAGGTACTGGACAAGTTTGCTAGCGTAGTAGAGGCGGTTAAAACGAAGCAACCTCCGAAACTAGATATCGAGCATTGGATGTTTAACAACTTCAAGACAGCGTGTGCTCAGTCGTTAAGCGACGAAGAGTACGAGGAGATTAAGACGAAAGTCAACCGAGTGAAACGTTCGAGTTTGTCAGATACGAAGAAGGCTCCGTATATTGGGGCGTTGGAGTTTATTGATAAAGTGAGGTCTTGTAACGATGGCTCGAAGTAAAAAGGCCTTCCGTACTTTAGCAATCGACACATCACTTGGTTCCCCAGGCATTGCGGTAATCGACGTAATCAACGGGAAACCTAAATTAATCGACGTATCACACGTCAAAACAAAAGGTACTGAACCTATAGCACTTCGCACCAAACATATCGAAGCATGGGCGCACTTATTCATACGCAAGTACGCGCCCTACGATTTGATAGTGCGAGAGGGATTCGCTAGTAAAATACCACATACGAACTATACGGTGTTTAGCGCCTGGAATGCGGTTGATCGTGCGTTAAATGATTTCGGCTTGAAAGTCGACGATAGTATCGGACAGGCTTCCGTTAAAAAGAAACTACTCGGAAAAGGAAGAGCGGAAAAGGAAGAGGTGGAGGCTGGCGTGAGGCAATTCGTTGAGTGGGGTAAATTCGAAACATTCGATGAAAGTGACGCGGCAGGTATAGGACTAGCATATTTAATCGATAAAGGGATTATTTCGAAGGAGGATGCATAATGAGCGATAAACTGAACGAATTATTTGCATTGCAATCCGAGTTAGATAATCGAATCATCTCTGAAAGAAACATCGAAAAGTCACTCGATGAATGGGTCATAGGTATCACGTTAGCAATGGAAAGTGAGATCGATGAAATTAGACGTGAAGTAAATTGGAAGTGGTGGAAGAACGAGAAACCAATCGATAAGGAAGCGTTACAAGGCGAAGTAATTGACATGTGGCATTTCCTGATTAGTCTTTCACTTAAATGCGGGTTATCAGCGGAAGATGTTTATCGCATTTACTTAGAGAAGAATCGAGAGAATCACGCAAGGCAGGATGGGACGAGTGCGAAGGGAGGTTACGAAGTAGGAATCGATTGGGCTAATTGTGTAGGCCGGACAGGATATCCGAAGCAATTCTAGATTGATTTCGAAAATGGGGGCGTAAAATAAAAAAGCCTCCTATACTGGAAGGCTAGTAATTTCTTAATCAATTAAACTATATGTTTTTGAATAAGATTTAAAGTTAATCTTTTTATTACGTTTATTAATCAGAAAGCTTTTGAAAGATAAAAGATTTTTGATTGAAAGGGCATGTTTCTTGCGAGCTTCAATAGCGACTTTAAAAGTAACAGTTACATCAGTACTAGAAACATTAGACTTAGGAGAAAATGCAATTGTTAATCTTGTAAAACTATTTGATTTAAACACTCCGTAATTAGATTCTGGAGCTTTAAGTGCAAGAATATCATGGGACGTTTTGTATTCAAAATAAGTAGAATCCGGATAGTTTCTTTTTAGATTTAGCATATTATAAGTTTCAAATACATTATTGTTATTAAAATCAAAAATACCTAAATCAAAGTATGCAATATCAGATGGTGATGGGTTAACGACTGCCAAGTGACAAATATAAATACCATTATCATTGATTAGCATGGCTTTATCGGTTTCTATTGAATTTGCTATTTCTAACTTGTCTTCGAAAGTAACATCTAATCTTTTCTTATTTTGTCTATAAACTGTAATCGAAACAATTAAAGCGGCTGAAGAAATCAGTACGGGTAAAATATACCTAATGAAATCGAAAGTGTGTTTATTTAAAAAAATATATAATTCGGACATTAGTGCAACTCCTTTCTAGTTAATTATAAGGTAAAAAATAAGGATATTCTAATAAAACGTTTGTTAATTTTAAAAAATAAATGGGGGTAATCGAGTATGAATCTTAATTTACTAGCGTATACGCAATTAAATGAAGAATTCTACGATAGTTTCGACGTATTTAAAGAGTTTATTGAAATCGAAGGTAACGAGTTAGATAGATTAGGAGCAACCGACGGACAAGCCGTAGCGCTATCCGCAGTCCGCACGTGCTACTCCGCAAACAAACCGTCAGAAATAGTCGCTAAAGAAGGTGGTCGATACTTTGGTAACAAAGCAACGGATGGAGGGAAAGGTACGGAAGCTGATCGCTTAATGCGTCATATTGTAGCGAGCAAACACGTTTCTACCCTGGAGCATATTACATTTACATTTGCTATCGAAGGTGTAAGCCGTGGATTACTAGCGCAATTAACGCGACATCGAGTCGGATTCAGTTTTTCGGTACAGTCGCAGAGATACGTAAGGTTTGGTAGCGATGATAAATCAGGCGGATTTAATTATGTAATTCCTGAAAAGGTAGAGTCGAAAGGACCTTATGCAGTTGCTTTATATAGAGCGTCAATGAAGGCGCTACAACAAGACTACGATGCGCTTCGGGCGGTTGGAGTGCCCGCAGAAGATGCGAGAATGGTCCTTCCACAAGCAGCGACTACGAATCTAGTCATGACGGTGAATTTACGTAGCTTACTAGACTTCTATGCTAAACGAAGAAAAGGAAACGGAGCACAAGCTGAAATTGCAGAGTTAGCGGAGCATCTACGAAAAGAAGTTGTTAAGGTTGAACCGTGGGTAGACGAATTTTTTGAGGGAGGGCGTTAATATGGCAGACGTAACTAAAATCGATAGTGAAGAGTCGATTACTAGACCTAGTATATATGATGTGCTCGACGAGATTAAAACGAAACAAACACGACTAGAAGAACGTATAGAAGAAAACCACCGTAATATCCTAACGTTCTCACAAATGGCTGAATCCGCTAGAAGCGACGCATCGAAAGCAATCAGCGGTGTAAATGCCTTAGATGAGCAGCTAGAGTTGGTACGTGAAGATATCGTATTTCTAGACGAAAAAGTATCAGCGTTAGAAGAGGCAAAACCACCGCAAAACATCACGATAAATATTAACGTCTCAAGTGTCGATATGGCAAAAGCAATTGTCGAACTCTTTACGAAAGGGCGTGAATGATTTGTTATGTAACGCTAAGAAAATCGCTATTACGGGCAAGGCCCGAAGTGGAAAGACGGAGTTATCACATTATGCCTGGATGTTATACGGTTTCAAAGAGTTTGACTTCTCAGCGGTGTTGAAGGACGAGTTCCATCGACTGTTTCCACATGTACCACGCGACCCGAAGCCACGTGCTTATTATCAAAAGTTCGGACAGTGGTTGCGTGAGATTGATCCGGATATTTGGGTGAAGATGACGATGGGAAAGGCCCACGAATATTGCTTTGAGGATGCGTTAAATAAAGTGAATCACAAGTCGAAAGTGCTAGTAAACGGAGTAAGACAGCCTAATGAGTATCAACGTCTTAAGGACGAAGGTTTTACTTTTATCCGAGTAAGTTCATCGGATGACTTGCGTATTGGGAGGGCGCACAACGCAGGTGATGTATTTACCGAAGCAGATTTAGAGCATGAAACGGAAAGTCATATAGATACTTTCGAAGTAGATTACGAGATTAATAATTTTGGTAGTATAGGCGAGATGTACGATCAGTTTGATGCAATCATGCGAGACATCGGAGTGCAGACGGTTAGTAATAAGGAGATTATGGCGGATGCTTTTAGCGATTTGAAGCCAGTTATAGAATTTGTGCCAAAAGGTATCCACTATAACTAGGAGGTGTAGCTGTTAACAGATTCCGCAGTAATAGCAACAGCTTGCAGCACTTCCTCCGTTTCTTCTACATCGACGATAACATTCCCAACCGTCATTCATTCCACCACCATAGGTATGAAACGGATAGAGGTGTGAACTGTAAGGTGTTGCTTGACTTAAGCCATAAGGTACTATAGGTGTTTGGTAAGCGGTGGGTATTAAGTAGGGATAGGTAGGAGCTGAAGTGGGTGGGTAACATGATATAAGGCAATAATCATAATCATGACCCTTTGATTGACAAGACTCCATGCAAGTTGGACGACGAAACATGTATATCACTCCTTGGTTTAAATTAACTATTTTATAGTTTATTAAATTCCGCGCTAATTAGATGATTGTCTTTTCGTAAATAGGTAGTATGACTATTATTACAAAATTTGAATAGATGTTGTGGAGATTGAGAATCTCACTTGTATATACCCATGTAAGGAAAAAGATAAGGAGGGGTAGAGATGCGTCATTATAGATGGAAGCAATCGCTAAGGTATGCATTACATTTATAAAGAAAGCAAAACGTTACTTAGGTGGTAAAACGATGACTATTGAACAAAAGAGAAACGAACGCAATTCGAAAGCAATGGAGGAATCGAAATGACCAACGTAATCATTTACACAAAGAACGCATGCCCGAACTGCGACCAAGTAAAGTGGGCGTTAAACGCCGCAGGAGTAACTTATGAAACTCGTAATATCGACGAAGACCCATCGCATGCAGCCTGGATGGCGGACAAAGGGTATATGAGCGCACCTGTAACCGTATTTCCTAGCGGTAAGGAATTAGTAGGATTTGATATGGGCGAGTTCGCAAATGAACTCGGACTTTAATAAATCGAATAAAAAGGAGCGATTGTATGACGAATAATACATTTAAATACGTATCATTATTCTCTGGTGTAGGTGGATTCGAACAAGCGTTAAACAGACTCGGAGGTCAATGCGTTATGTCCTCCGAGATTGATAAATTCGCAAATCAAGCTTACGAAGTGCTTTATGGACACAAAACAGTCGGAGATGTGACGAAGGTCGCTGCGGGAGATGTCCCAGGTCACGATTGGTTAGTTGCAGGTTTTCCATGCCCCACGTTTTCGGTAGCCGGCGGTAGAGATGGTATGGAGTATAAATGTAACGATTGTGGACATGAGCACTTAATTACGTATGAAGATTACAAAGTAGGCGCGAAATGTCCTAAATGCGCAGGAGATACTGATCCGAAAGATGTACGAGGATTACTGTTTTTTGAGGTAGCAAGAATAGCGGACGCAAAAAGACCAAAGGTACTACTGCTTGAAAACGTTAAAGGGTTTGTAAGCAGTTCTAACGGCGAGGTTTTACGAGTAATTGTAGAAACATTTAATACGATTGGTTATACGGTTGACTTCAATGTATTAAATTCGAAGTATTTCGGAGTTCCACAGAATCGTGAACGGATTTTCATCGTTGGTATTCTGAACGACCAGACAGAATCATGGAATATTACAGGAAATAACGTAGTTGCAAAAGGTAAGCGACGTATTTCTACCCTGGAAGGTGTCAAGACGTTTAACTTCGATTGGCCTGCACAAGATACAGTAACGACTAGATTACGAGATATTTTAGAAGATGAAGTGGACGAGCGTTATTATCTTAGCGAAGAGAAGACGGCGAAGTTGGTTGCGCAGTTAGAAAGTAAAGGTGAGCCGTTGATTCAAAAAGATGTGAAAATGATTGGTCACGCTGATATAGCTGGTCACGACTTTAATAGACGAATTTATTCAGTAAATGGAGTTAGTCGGACTTTAAATACTGCTTCTGATATTGGGCGTTCTGTTAAAGTAGCTGAACCGCAAGTAGTATACCACGATTTAACGCAGACGGTCGTTTTACGAAAACATAAAGTAAACATCGAAGGATTACGTACTTTATTAAGGGAGTGTAAGAAGAAAACAGAATTAACTAATAAGCAATTAGCTGAACATTTTGAACGACCTGTAACAGAAGTTGAACATTGGTTTAGAACAGATAAGTGCTTCAGCATACCTTCAGCTGATATTTGGGAAGAACTTAAGTGGATATTAGAAATTCCAACAAATGAATTTGACGCACAAGTTACGGAGTTCATCGAGAAAGAAGGTGTGTTTGAAAAGGCAGGACGTTTCTATGAAGTCGATGGTCTAGCACCGACATTAACTCGAACTTCGGCTGATGAGAAGATTATAGAACCACAAATGATCGGTCACGTTGATATAAAAGGGCATGACGCAATCAAACGTGTTTACTCAACTGAAGGTATTTCACCGACATTAACAACAATGGGCGGAGGACACCGAGAACCGAAGATAGCAGAAGTAAGAGCGTGCTTAACACCAGATCGAGAAGAAAAACGACAGCAAGGTCGTAGATTTAAAGAAAACGATGAACCGTCGCACACAATAAATACACAAGATAGACACGGTGTAGCAATAGGGAAATATCCAAAATATAGAATCCGTAAACTAACTCCGAAAGAATGTTTTCGACTACAGGGCTTTTCAGATTCCGAGTTTGATAAGTTAGTTGGCGCTGGCATATCGAACTCTCAACTATATAAAATGGCGGGTAACGCCGTAACTGTAAACGTAATTGAAGCGATTGGCAGTCGTTTATTAAAATACTTAGCGCGTAACGAGATAGGCAGTCGTTATGTAGAGGTAACGGAAAAAGGAGCGTGAGTAAATAAATGGGCGTAAGCAAATACGATAATGAAGCGGCACACCGCCGCATTGAACATAATTACGCATTAGACAACCCGAAATCAATTGATTTATTACTACGGCATTTACCGTACATGCAAGAACGTAGGTTTAACGGCGATTATGCAGCTTGCGATATACTAATCGATTTAGAGACGGCAATCTCAAACGTGGACTTGACGGATAGGCAGCGTCAAGTCTTGCGATTAGTATATTTCGAAGATATGAAACAAACGCAAGTTGCGGTCGAGATGGGTATAACGGCACCTACGGTTAATTTATATAAGCGATTATTGGCACAAAAGGTATCGGCAGTGTTTGAACGATGGGCATGGGAAGACGAAGGTTATAAATTAACGGTGGTTAAAGCGGAAAGGAAGGCGGTTGCTTAATGGCTTATATATTCGATATCAATGGAGATTACAAAATGCAGTTCGAAACGTATGTAAATAAGCTAATTATCACTCACCGAGAAAGCGATTCTGAGGCGATTAGTAATAGGGACGTACGTGCGGAAGAAATTAAATCGCTCACAGACGCTTATGTGGGAACGGTAGGAGAACGACCTGAATCGAAACAACTTGAACGTTTAGCAGATTTGTTGCTATACGAAGAGTTGCACGATACACATCCCGATAAAATGACTCGAGAAGAATATCCGATTATGAGCGAACATCAGTTGTCGAGAAGACACAGCGGAGAAGTATCGATGAAAGTAGCGGAGGAGTACGGAGTGGACAGACGCAATTATAAACCTCCGGTTCGGAGGAAACGAACGAGGCGCGAAATGTGGCAAATCGATAGGGAAGCGAAGTCTAGGAATGAGGAAAGACGGAAGGCGTATCGAGAGTTTACGAGAGTGCAGTCGGTCATATTCTTGCGTAAATACGCGGAGTGACTTTCGTTATTAGAGCTAGAGCAAAACGAGAAAGTGTTAGATAACGATGATGGCCGGATGTTGTATACAAAAGACAAAAGGGAAATACGATGAGTTATTAATAAAGAAACAAGCGTAGTATTACTTTATGTTTAATACATTTATAGGGAATATTAAAAAAGCGATATTAATATAAAAAAATAAATTGCTCTACTGACCAGGGAATGGTTGGTAGAGCTTTGTTTTGCTATAATAATATTAATATGACCCACAATATGAGGAGAGAAGAGTATGAAAAAATTAGGGCTGAAAGAGGTTAATAGTGTTGTTGCATACATAGGGGGAGAAGGAGGTTACCTTAGGGGGTTTACATACAGAACTCATGCTGATTTTTACCCAGAGCACTGTGGCTTAGATATAAATCCTGAAGAATATGGACCTACTACTAGAAAAAGGTTTATTAAAATTCTGGTAGATTCGGATTCACTAACTCAAAATAAAATTCTTAGTGGAGTGTTAAGTAAATGCCCACTGACTGAATTTGAAGATTTATTAAACGATGGAATTATTAGTAACTCTGAATATGGTACGAAAGCCCGACTTCATGAAAAAATATTAAAATGGATAGATGAACTTAAAGGGTTGGATTTAATCGAATTAGACGAATCAATTTATGACTTTGAGTTTGTTAAAGAGGTTCTGGATCAAGCAGATACGCTGATATCTAACCATTCTTATAGTAGTGCTATAGATAGAACGCATACGGCGCTACATTCCTATCTTAAACAAATATGTAATAATGCAGGATTGAAGTTTGAAGACTCTCTCGTAGATATGCAGGCCATGTGGAGTAAGATTAGAAATGAGCATCCAAATTTTTTGATCGACTCTGACGAGCATTACAAACCTATTAATCAAATTGTAAATGCAATAATGAAGTTATTAAAAAACATAAATGATATTAGGAATAGCCAAAGTTTTTCTCACCCTAACGAGGAGATTATTGAGGAGAAAGAGGCGAAACTTGTCATAAATCTTACTAGGGTAGTGCTTCAGTATATTGATAGTAAAATTTCTAATAATTTATAGGGGATTTTGAAGGCTACTGAATCTATCGGAATATTAGGTACAACACGTGATGAGATGAGTAGGAAAGATATCACTGGTGGGCACTATGCGAGAAGTACTAGCCATATAATTTAGTGATAGGAGATGAATGAGTCCGCCAATTAAGGTAGCCTTATTTTCTCTTATATAATCCTCTCTTAATCTGTTCCCAATTTCCGCTACGTTTTAACGCCCACCATATAGCCTTACCTTTTGGTTCTATGTATGTATCGAATTGTTCCTTATTGAAAATAGAACTATTAAATGTACTAACTAATTCTTGCGTTGTATATGTTTTATCAGGCGCTACAGTTCTTTCGAATTCTTGAATGAATTGAAGCGTTTGCTCGTTCAGTGAGTACTTTTCCACCATAAATGTATCCTCCGAATATAGTTTAATAATATTATTTTAGCATTTATATCGAGTAACTACTAATTCTAATAATGACTCTTCATATAGTAGAGAGGTACGTCTAACACCAGTAATGTTATAAGTATATAGTGTCGAACGAGGAGGAACGGAGGAAGTATCGGGAGTTTACTAGGGCGCGGACGGTTAGGTTCTGTGTAGTGACCTAAAAGTTCTATCGTGTTATTAATAATAATTTTATGAGTGTTTTTATATAGGTGATATAATTATTTTGAAAATAGGTATATACTTCAAGAGAATAGAGAGGATATGGTTAGTAATGAATTATATTAAAGTTACACATACTTTAGCTAAAATGCAATTAGACTCAATTCGTAATTATGCTAATGAAATGGAAAGAACAAATACTTTCAAGTTAGAAGAATTAACAAAAGCAGCCGAAGAGGATATGGAAAATTTAACAGAAGAACAGCAAGATGAATATTGGAATTATAGAATAGACGAATTTCATGAACTTGGAAAAACATTCCCTAGTTTATTAAGGTATTCAATTGTTGTTTCTGTATATTCTACTGTTGAACAGTATCTATTAAGAATTGTTAAACCTCATATGGCTAAAGCGTTAGGGTATAAAGGTGTTTTGGAATTAAATCCGAAATTTGATGGTGAGTTGAAGAAATTAGAAAGAATTGGATGCAAGGGCAGTATGCTGAGGAAATTAGGAGTATACATGGATAAGAGGATGGGTATAAGGTTTCCATTTAAGAGTAATGAGTGGAGTTTTATAGAGGATTTGAACACTCTTCGTAATAATATTGTTCATTGTAATGGGAGGATATACGACGATAGAAATCACAAAAAAGTAAACAAGGTTATAAAATCATATAAGTCTGTTAATCCTAGTTCTAGTAATGAAATAGTGTTAGAATTAGAGTTTATTTTACATATGATTAATCAAGTTGAACAATTTTTAACATTAGTATTAGAGGTGGCAAACACTAAAAAGTAAATGATTATTTTATTGAGACCTCTGAAAAGGTGGTCTTTTTATTATGTTAAAATTAGTTAACAGTTTATACTAATAAGGAGAGGAGAGAGAAAATGGTAAAAACTGAAGATAGATATAACTATCAATTAAAGTATTATGGTACATATTATTTTTGTAATTTGATTCAAAATCTTGTTGAAGGTGATAACATAGGTTTTGCAAGACATTTTGATGAATTTTTCTCCAACCTTGTTTACGAGAACCGTTTTCAAAAGGATAGCGTTCTTCATCAATTCATTTATTTTTGTATTGAAAGAGTGTTTTACGAAAATATTGATAGTATTATTGAATCAAAAGACGATGAAAATGGGATTACAGATTTTAAAGAATCGGAATTTTTTGTTTGCAAAGTGCTAGAGTATCACGAAGTTAAAAGGGTACGTCTTGAAGAATGGATAAGTAAAGATAAATTTAAAAATAATCATACAGAAGATATCATTTATGAATATTTCAACGATTACATACCAGATGTGATTTTTGAATTAATTAATCGTTTGAGTGAAGAAGTATTTCATATACTATTTCAAAATAGAACATTTCTTTTTAAGTTTAATTTATTAGTTGCGGATATATTTACAGCTTCTGCTGAAAATAATGGTCAGTACAAAGAATTCCTTATTAAAAAATCAGGATATTTTAAAAGAGTCGGTATTCCTAGTTGGGTGAAAAGAGCTGTATTTTATAGAGATAGAGGCGTATGTGTCTTTTGTCCCACCAATTTATCAGGAATAATAGACTCACTGCCAATGGAAAATTTTGACCATATGGTTCCACTTGCAAAAGGAGGGATTAATGATGTTTCGAACATCCAGTTAGCATGTGAGACTTGTAATAAATCAAAAAATGATGAGGCATCAACAACAGATGTTTATAGAAGAATGTTTATAAATAAATAGTAAATTATTATTACTTTCTACCCAGATATAGTTTGATATGCGAGTGTAGAATCATTTGTAGAGATAGATCTCATTAATTGGATTTTAAGCTGAAAATGTAACAAGATAATGTACATAAATAAACATAAGGTAATTTATTGCTATTTACATAAATTATACTGTATTTTATACCTTTAGTTATCTATACGTAATAGGGAAACGAATGAGACGGGTTAGCTCCGTCCACCCTTCGTATTTATAACGAAAGGGGAAAACGAAATGTCTATTTTAAGAATTATCGATGTAACTACCGGTGAAGACCGTACACAAGAATATAGTTTAGTTAATCATAAGCAAGCCGAAGGATATAAACGTGCTATCGAAAAGGAATAGTATCGTTTATTATCACGAGGTAAGAATTGGGTAGCAAGTTACCACGATCCAATTCGAGAAGTCATTACGAGATTAACATTAACAGAGGTAGGAGCGATTATAAAGCTCTTGCGTTTTAAGAATGAAGGTAAATTAATTAAGTAAGGGGAATTTTGGACAAGAGTAGTTTGTTTCTTTGAGTGAGTGTCAAGAAAAACGTAAGGAACTTGAAGTACTGCAAGAGAAGTATCGTGCGTATAAAGTAACGAAGAAAGACGAGTAGAGGCTATATAATAAATATAGCCTCTACTCGTCTATGAAATTCATTTTCCGATATATACTCCATTTAAAATGTTATTTGTTTTATGGAAAAGCAATATTAACATCCCCTAATTTATTTTCCCTTTCATATGGTCCTACTTTAACAACTGTAAAAACCTCAACTTTATAGCTTACTTGAAAAGTATCCATATCGACACATAATTCTCGGTGTTTTAGCCTCACTAAAACACCGATTGGAAGTCCAATGTCTGATTTATCTTTTACATCGCAAAACTTTCCATCGTCCCAACAATGTTTATCTACTGAATAACCAAAAACAAAAAATTCCATACAATACTTTTGAAGACGCTCTTCCTCAGTTATTACAAACCTAAGTGGTCCACGTTCCCATTCATAAACAACTCTTTTTACTACACCATTATTCGTAGTTTCTTCAATTTCTGACAAAGGATTTTCTAAATGTTCTAGTATGAAGTAATTTCTGTCTTCCCATTCATAACCAGTAACAAGATTGAAAATATTGCCTTCTGCATTGAAATTCACATTTTTCATATATACACCTCTTTCGGTTATACTTTTTCCAACTAGAGATGTTTTATTCAAAATTATGGTGAATTATAATTGTCTCTTGTTATGTTTATATATATTACACATATAAAAATTAGAGGTAATTAACTAAAAATACTACTAACTTTTCCTACTTTAGTTACCTATACGTAATAGGGAAACGTTAATCTTCCCGCTTTCCGTATTATAATCGAAGAGGAGACGATAGTGTGGTGGATAACTATACGATTGATATTAAATGTATGGAAGGTAAAATGTATTTACTTTGCGAAGAAGGTAGCGCTGAATTATTAACGTTCGTTACATACGAAGAAGCAGACGATTACAATTATGAATTTGAAGATACATTATCTGACGGACTTACGAGTCGCGTCGTAAATACATACGAATATTTTAACTAAGCGAGCCTACGGTTTCGCTTTTTTTATTTTACTTTAATTTAACGGAGGTTTTAATTTAATGAAGTTTACAGAGCGAGAACGACATTTAACTAAGATGCTATTACTAATGGATAAATCATGTAGCAAACTTTCGGAGAAGTTAACAGATTTATTTGGCGGTGACTCATTCATAGCTATCGAGTTAGTAAAAGACGATTTTATCTTTGAAGCATTGGAGATAGGGACGTCTGATGTAGCGATAAATATCGTAATGGATTATATCAATGAGAAATTAACATCAGATCAAGCCGTCAGTGAAATCGAAGAATTACTAACACAGTTCGAAGAAAAGGACGTGATTTAATCATGAGTACACAAAACGAATTTTTCTATTGCTATTCACCAGTATTACACGTCTTCCTAAAGGAACGAGGACAACGGTATACATGTGCGGGACTTAACGAAAATACGCTACGTAAGTTCTGGCAGTATTACCGTACAGAGGAGTTAGATGGTTTATTAACGGAGTGGCAATCGAATAAGCCTAAGTAATTTAATTTTACGTTTACTTTATGTTGAATAACTTATATGCGGAGGACGATATATATGCCGAATAAATTTGAGTATTTAGCTAACGAAGCTATCCAACGAAAAGAATACGCAATGACGCCAGGGAATGGATTAACGGGTAATGCACCGATTCCACACGACCTTTGGCGTCGGATTATTCCAATCGCTAGAGAGTACGATAAGGCAAACGCATCTATTGCGCAGTTATATTCGTACCTACTGGCGTATGTTAACGGTAAGAAGGACAACGATCGTTATATGAGTGCGTTCCCTTCGGTTGAAAAGATAGCCGAAGAAACGGGGATTGGACGGAATAGGATTGCGAAGTTATCAAACGTATTGATAGCCGTTGGGTTAATTAAGACAGCGTACGACTATGCGATTAACAAACGTGATAAGCTATATTTTCCGTTGTACTATTCGTCGTTGACTGACGAGGAAATCAGACGGAATTTAGACGAGTTATATCGTTAATCACTCTACAGTGATTTAGGTCAATCACCGAGGAGTGACTTAGGTAAATCACTGTAGAGTGACGGTAATAATAACAAATGTAATAATAACAAACAAAAGATTAAGAGAGTAAAAGTATAAGTACTATTCGGTAAGTATTCACTAACGTTCATACTTACCGGTAATCCTTTTCTATCGAAAAGAATTACTATCTTATATAGTCGATAAAGTACTTATATAAAAGATACTCCGCTAAAGTAATAAAAAGAAATAGTTAGTTAGTTATGCCATCTCTTTTGGCAATGGCATCTAACTTACCAGTCGGTAGAGATGTGAAAAGATCATTAATTTCTTTAGGTTCCGTGATTTGATTTTGTATGATGAAGTTTATTAAAGCGAATAGTTTTAATGCAATTTCATGATTATCTTTCATATCTATCGTTCCAGGGTGAACTGATTCATTTCCAATTACTCTAAGTACATCAAGCGCTTGTTGTACCTTGACCGGCAAACCTTTTTGAACTAGAGATTTTATATCAGAATCAATATGTGTACCCGATTCACCTAACGATTTCAATAGCTTTTGTAATGAAAGCCTTAATAGTGCTGCCGCACCTCTAGGTGAATCTTTTAGTATATTTGCAGCCTCATTATAATCATCAATTATCTCTACTGGCATATCTGGATGTGGTTTAGGGGCTAAAGATTTTGTTGGGTAAACCATTTCCTCATTATACCAGAAAGAGTATTCTTGACAATGAGTACACTTGCAAACGATTAAATTTCCTACATGTAAATAAGAGCTTTTTTTATAATCCCAGTATTGAGCTTGTCGCCATTCTTGAACTGCAACTATATCGCAATGTGGACAGCAGAAAGTTTCTTGTTTAAATGTAGGGGTAGTTTTATTTTGCATTTTTGTCAATCCCTTCTTTTTATATATCCTAATATTAATATGTCCATGAGTTTATGGGAAGAGAAAATAAATATATTTTTTACGGATTATGTATTATATAAACGGAAAGGAGGACGTAATACATGGCATTAAAACGATTAAACACGGAACATTTAACCGCTATTAAATGGTTAGCATTACCGAATAAAGGCGGTAAGACAAACGATGAGATCGCTGAGATGTGCGGTGTATCTAGACAATCGATTCATAACTGGCGTAAGGATACGTTATTCGAACGTGAGTTAAAAAAGGAAATGGTACGTAATAGTCAAGACCAGTTACCTAATTTAATCGCATCACTATCCGAGATTGCTATTCGAGATGGTAATGCGGCTATGGCGAAGTTAGCGCTACAGATTAACGGTATGCTTACCGATAAGGTAGAGGTAGAAACGAAGGCTAAGACAGGCGAGATTAACTACGAGGAATTGGACGAAGAGATTGCATCGTTTGAAGCGAGGATTGAAGAAGACGTAAAGTAATCGATTATATTAGGAATATATAATAGGAAGAAACTCATCAGGATATTATGCGGTGATATAACATAAATCTTTACAAAAGTTTACCGTAGGTCAGTCGATCGCTCTAGACGGATGCATCCTCGAAACTTTTCGGACTATTTATGCATGTTCTTATGCAATGTATATCGATGTGGTGGACGCTACAAACGTTGATACTACACATGTATAAAATAACTAACGAATAAATGAACGATAATAATTGTACAAACGTTGATATAATAACGTTTTGATTCGGAATTGAATGTAACAAAAGATGATTCTGTTACATTAGATATTCGGGAAGGTGCATAAAATATACGGGATAGAAAAAGGGGCGGGGGATGTTTTTTTGAACAAGGCCCGTCAGGTACGAGAGAAATCCGCGTATCAAAAATAATGTTTGGATTTACGTTAGTGTAAAACGAAAAAGACTACGTCGTCAAGACGCAGTCCTTACAAGTTTATTTCGATATAAACATCGTCGATTTGCTTCTGTTCGATACAGAGATATACGAGTGTTTCTCGTTGGCTTGAGTGGTTTAGTATCGTTTGCAGTAACGCTAAATCGGTTCCGTTCTTATACGCGTGAAATGCAAAAGTTTTTCGTAATGTATGCGTACCAATTTCAATATTGAGTCCGGCACGATCAGCCGCAGTATTTAAAATTCTATACGCTTGAATGCGAGAGATTGCCTTGTCGCCTTTACGAGAAGGGAACAACCAATCGTTATCGTCAGCCGTTGGTGGGATTAATTCCACGACGGCTTTTTTTATGGAATCGTTTAGGTGAAATCGTTTGGATTTGCGAGTCTTTGTTTCTTTTAATGATATAGATTCCTTGCCACGTACATCTCCGACTTTTAGCTTAAGTATGTCGGAAATACGTAACGCGGAGTTTATCCCGAATATGAAAAGTAATAGATCGCGTGGCTTTCCAGCTAGCGCTTTTTTCATTTTATCAATATCCCGTTTTGAACGGATAGGTTGGACTACACCAGACATATGTATTACCTCCTCTTTTAAAAATGTAACGTAATCTCGTTTTGTTACTTTCATTATAACGGTTAAATTTTCCATAGTCAATTATTAATTACGAAAGGAGACGGTTAATATCGCTTGGATCAACGGAGAATGGTTTGATAGAAAAGAACGCCTAGAAAAAGTAAATCAATTACGAAAGTACATCGTACCTAGAGTACGTAACCGACACAAGCTTACTGACGATGAAAAGTTAGAGCTTAAAACGTATATCAACGAGTTTAACCGTCTCCAAAATGTAAACCGAGGGGAAACGGATTTACTTTTCTACGCTTATAACTATTTCGGAGAGAATCGAAATAAAGAAAATACAGGTAACTGGATACCGGAATTTCAAGTCCCGCAGGGCTTTAACTTAGATAACATTACAGAATACGCACCGCATTTCCACGAAGAGATATGCGACATCATGAACGTAGTATCTAACGATGAAATAAACAAACGAGTAGCAGTCGCAGCGCCTCGTTCGCATGCTAAATCGTCTTATTTATCGAAGGCTTTTCCGATTCATGAGATTTGTTACCGAAAAAGAGCCTACATCATATTAATCTCGGAAACTCCTTCGGTATCCAGCGCCAACTTAGAGTGGATTAAGCTACAACTACAATCTAACGATAAACTACGACGTGACTTTGGATCGTTGTTACATACGAAGCAACAGATGAACCCACGCGACAATACGTCAGAGTTTATCGCATGGGAACCGAAAGGGAAAGACGATAAGAAATTACTAACGTTAGTTCAAGCGGCTTCCACTGGACAAGCATTGCGTGGGCGAAACTGGAACGGTAAACGCCCGGATTTAATCGTATGTGATGACCTGGAAGATAAGCGTAATACTAATACGGCTCAACTACGCCAGGAATTAAAGGATTGGTTTGCTCAGGTAGTTATTCCGTTAGGTGATCCGGAAGGTAAACGAACAGCAATCGTATTTATGGGTACGACAGTCCATCCGCAATCATTATTAATCGATATTATGGAGCGACGTTCCGATTTTGAATCTCGTAAATACAAAGCACTAATTACCCCGCCTACTAGACAAGATTTATGGGCGGAATGTGAACGTATTTATAAAGATAGAGAGAATAAATCGAGAGCAAGAGACGCTGAATTATTTTTTACTGCTAATCATCACGAAATGGTTGAAGGTGCTGAGGTACTTTGGGAAGAAGTACAGCCGGTATTTAAATTAATGAAGTTCAAATGGGATAACGGTAGCAAAGCATTTAACACCGAGTTACAGAATAACCCTATCGATGAGGAAGTAATGGTATTTAATCCTGATAATTTCACATACTGGAATGATAAACAGATAAACCGAAACTTCCTTAGCGGTGAGTATTTCGTTTCCATCGGAGTTGACTTAGCCATGGGGAAAGAACGCGGTGATTACTCCGCAATTTCAATCGTGGCCAAGCATAAAGAGACGGATACAATTTACGTTATCGATTCGTATGGCGAACGATTACACCCAGACAGGTTTATGAAAGTAATCGTCGATAAGGTGCTCCATTTTCGACCGGACGCAATCGCCGTCGAAGCTCAGGCAGCACAAGAATTCTTTGCGGATATGCTTTCTAAACGGTTAATCGAAAAAGGTTATCCGGCAACGACTCGTTTATTCAAAATTAAGCAACGTTCTCGAAAAGAGTTACGCTTAGAGGCGTTGTTGCCAAGGATAGAAAACGGAGAAATCCAGTTCGATAGAAGACACTCGCTACTACTCGAACAGTTTCAGTACTATGGAACAAACATGCATGACGATTTACCTGATAGTTTAGAGATGGCTGTTTCAGTTACGGACAAAGGACGTAAAAGAAAAGCAGGATACGCCGGTAACTATCGATATTAAAGAAAGGAGGTAACTTATGCGAATTTTCCCTGATAGGAATCTAATGAATCCCATCGAGTATGTCGTTCCTATACGTACAGCATTGGGAGACACTGAATGGCAAAGAATCCTTGATGAAATCAGGCTATATCGACGATATGATGGAGACTTGAATGTTTGGTCTGATTATACAAAGCCGTCACAACTGGATTATGAGCCTACGAAATTAGAACTTAATTACCCACGAAAGATAGTCGATACCATTGCGGCTTGGCAATTCGAGAAGGAGCCGAAAGTAACAGTTCCGCCCGATGTCTTAGATGACCCAGCGCTAATGATTCAACCAGGTTATACACCTAGTGATGAACAACAAGCGGAAAACAGTCGAGCAAAAGCAAAAGAGAGATTATTAACTTGGGTTTGGGATGATAATCGAATGCACGAAAAACTGTTAGCCGCAGCAAAAGACCGTTCAATTTCGAGAACGGGTGTTTACGCACGTATTCATTTCGATAACAGACGTGGAGAGTTTAAAATCATTTGGCATCCATCTACGGAAGTCATTGCGGTACACAACGAATGGGATAAGGATCAGTTAGACGCTGTACATTTCATTGCATGGCTTGACGATGAGCAGACTCGATTGTGGAAACTCTCATATTACTTGGTCTGGCACGAGGAAGCTGGAAAATATGATTGCGAAATAGAAGAGGCTGTCCATGACGGAGATTTAAGCGTACAGGAGTCGAGGGTTGAGCGTTCATCAATGGGGCTCGATTTTATTCCGGTAGTGCACGTCCCTACTGAGAAACTAAGCGGACGAACTACCGGTTACAGTGAATTAGAAAAAACGATTGAACTGTCGGAAGAGATTGACCGTAAGATGTCGGATTACTCGGACGCGATTCGTTTTGAAATGTTCGCTATTAATCTACTTGTTAATGTAGACGAGGACCCGAAGAATCCGTTACAAATCGCTCCAGGTGCGAAATGGAATCTCGGCGATGGAGATAAAGAAAGCGGAGTACCGAGTGCAAGTAAGTTAGAAAGCGGATTTAAGTTTAAGGAAACGATTGAAGCATATCTTGACCGTTTGCAAAAACGACTACATGAAAAAGCGGAGGTGCCAATCGTAAATACAGCCGACATGAATACAGGTGGCATTAATGACATGGCCATCCAACTTATGTTCAGCTCGATTATATCGAAGACGCAACGTTCATGGGTAATATGGCAATCGCGTTTGCAGACATTAAACGAATATATCCTTCGATATATGAAAGCGAGACAAGAGCACCCACGTTTTAAATACGATAAGGAAATGCTTGCAAAGATAGACAACTATTACTCTAGCGAGATTATTTTCGGATTACCTTTACCGCAAGATCAAAAAGCGTTAATTGAGCAATTAGGAGAAGAAATATCCAACGAAATCGAATCTATTAAAGGTGCTATTACAAGAAGTGGTAAAGAAAATGCAGAACAGAAGTTTATGGAGATTATTCAAGAACGTCAACTTAAAAGACAAACACAGGACCCGTATAAAGAGTGAGGTAAATAGGCCTTACGGAATGGCATTAAACTTTCGGATGAATAAAACCATAGCCGACGGGCTTAAAACGGTTGGAGGCAATAACATGAGTGAAATAGTAAAAGAGGATGTTGTCGTAACGGATATAAAGGAAGATACGAAAACTCTTACACAAGAACAGGTCGATGAAGTAGTTGCTAAACGACTTGAACGTGAGCGTAAAAAATACGAAGACTATGATGATATTAAAGCGAAATTAGTTGCGTTTGAGCAAGAGGAAGAAGAACGAAAGAAACAAGAAATGACTGAAGTGGAACGTTTGCAAGCTGAAAAAGATGAAGCGGCTAAAAAAGCGATTGAAGCTTCCGAATTAGCGCAGAAAGTACAAGAAAAGGCAAACGCTCGAATCTTGAATACGGAAATTAAAAGTGTTGCACGATCTTTGAATGCAAATGATCCAAACGATGTGTTAGCGCTATTAGATAAGTCAGAAATTAAAGTCGATGAAGAAGGAAACATCCAGGGCGTAGAGTCAGCAGTCGAGTCTTTAAAAGCAAGTAAGCCGTGGATGTTCAAACAAGTAATTGGAGTAGATGCGTCAGGCGGTTCTAATCCCGTAACCAATCCGAAAGTTAACGAATTATCAGCGTTAGAAAAAGAATTAACAGAAACGAAGACTGAAGCGTTAGAAAATCCAAAGCTTGCTGGTAAGGTTACGCAATTATATAACAAAATACTCGAATTAAAATCGAAGAAGTAGATCAGTCGTTGGTTCCAAACCCACGGCTTTTTTATATTAAAAAACAATTAGGAGGCTATTAAACATGGCAGTAGCAAATACTTATGATTTCCAACAACAGGTTCGTCAGATGCAGGCGAATGTAGATTTAATCCTTACGAAAGCACCGGTTTTATTCGGTATTATTGGTACGGGCGAAGCACTTACGCAAACTAAATTCGAATGGCAGAACGATTACTTAAACAGCGATACAGGTATAGTTAAGACAGCCGCAGCGGCAGATGTGACAGAATTGGAGTTAGGTACGGGTGAAGCACGTAAATTTACAGAGAAAGCATTAGTACAGAACGGTCTTGAAGTGTTACGCGTTGTAGCAGTGGATGAGTTAGCAGATAAAATTACAGTACAGCGTGGGTATGATTCAACTACGCCTGAAGCGATTGAAGCTAAAGGTGAATTGAAAATTATTGCTCGACCACGCCCCGAAGGTGAAGATACTTTCCGTAAAAACGAAATCAATGATCGTCTAGTATCGTTCAACTTCTCACAAATCTTCTCTAGATACGCTTCTGTATCTCGTACACAACAACAAGTAAACACTTACGGCGTAGAAGACGAGCTAGATTACCAAGTCAACTTACGATTACAAGAATTAATTCGTGAAGCTAATAACTCGTTAATTTATGGACGTAAATATATTGGTTCAGGACAACAACCGCGTTCTACAGGTGGTTTATTTGCATTCGCTAGTGAGCAAGGTTCACACGTTCAGGACTTCAAAGGTAAAGAAATCGATGCTAAATCGTTAAATGATGCAGTTGAACAAGTATTTGTTAGAGGTGGTTCAGCAAATATAATCTTATGCGCACCGAATGTAGCTCGACAAATCACTAAGTTAGGCGGTAACACTATTCAAACGACTCGTCAGGATACAGCCGCTGGTTACCAAATCCTATCGTTCGTGTCTGACTTACCAGGTGGTGCGATTTCTAGCGTAGTTGTTGACCAAAATATGCCGAAAGACCGTGCCCTATTATTGGATACGAATAACATTAAGGCTCGCTACTTAACACCAATTTATGACCAAGACGCAACATTACCAGGTGGAGATTACTTCTCTCGCGTAATCCGCGGCGAACTTGGTTTCGAAATCAAGAATGCTAAAGAATCGATTGCTGTACTAAGCGGAATTTCTAAAACAGTATCTTAATTAGAGGCGGTTTAAATACCGTCTCCTTTTATTGAAAGGAGGACGATAAAATGGCGGAATATAAAACATTACCGAACTATGAATTAATTCGTCCGGATTTTCATATTCAATTTGATTCGCAAGGTGAGTATGTAACAGAAGACGAAAGTGAAATCGGATTTTTGGACGAGAAGGCCCCATTTATTGAACGTTTAGACCTAAGACCTAAACCACGAGGTAAGTCGACAACTAAAAAGTCAGAATAACGGAGGTGACGCCAAATGACGGTGTCAGAACGATTGCAGTCTCGATTATCAAAGGTTCCAGGCGTCACGTCGACTGGCATTGACGCTTGGCTAGCCGAAGCTTTAGTTGAATCAGATTTTACAGAAGAAGATAACGCCAATGCGGTATTTTATCTTGCGCTTACGTTTGCTTATGAAGCTATAGCAGCAGATTCAGCTCGGTTTTTTAAGTATACCGATGGTGAAGAAGCTGTCGACAAATCTATGATTTTTGCAAACTACCAAAGACTAGCGGCTGATGCACGTAAACAATATCGAAAATATAGACGGGGCAAAGGAGCTAGTCAATCATTTGCAAAGAGAGCGGATTGGAGGTAGTTTCGTGAGTGGATTACAGAACGAGTTTGACGAAGCACTTGGTAAAATATCGAAGCAATACGAAAAAGAAAACGAAAAACAAGTAGAAGAGACGGTAGGCGCTATCATGCTAATCCGTCTTTTTTTATTGGACTTAATTAACGACTATCAAAAAGACGGTGTAATTAAGCGAGGTAGACTAAAAGCTTTGTTACGGGATTTAGACTATTACGAAAAGGAGTTTCGCAAGAAAGCAGGAGTGTCATTCGAAAAAGTAATCTATGATACAGTGAAGTGGACAACTTCTAAACTTGCAGAAACCAATCTTGGCGTAACGAATTTAGATTCCGTAAATCAGGAAATTGTGAGGAGCATGCTAAAGCGTAGAGGTAAGGATGGTTTAATCCTTTCTGACCGAGTGTGGAATCTAGCAGGTGATATGCGAGCAGAGTTAACGAAGGTAATCCGTCCGGCTGTACTTAAAGGTGAAAGTATCAGTTCAATCTCTCAAAAAATAAGAGAAGTACATGATAACGAGAAGTGGAAAATCAAACGTGTAGCAATTACGGAGAGTAACAACACACATCGAGCAGCCACGATTTATAACGGAAACGAGAGTGATATTGTTACAGGCTACAAGATTATCGAAAACGGACATCGTCACAGATACCACACGAAGCATATGTGTTACAAGTTAGCTAGACGTGATGATTATGGTTTGGGTCCGGGGAGATATCCGAAAAAGATTCCGGAAAGTTTACTAGCTCAACTAATTAATCCGCACCCACAATGCTCATCCCGTTTGAATTACATTATCGGAGAGGAGGAATAACGGGTGCTGACTGAAAAAGACATTGAACAAATTCGAGCCAATCGTGAATTAATCGAACAGAATCGTCGTGAACCTATTATCCTATGGCGAAAAGGCACTGCGGAAGAAGACCCGATTACAGGAGAAGTAATTGGCGGTGTGCCTTTAAGCGAAACAGTGCAAGTTGTTTGGAAAAAGTTCACGCTAGAAGATAACGTGAAATTCGCAGGTACTGACGTAAAAGAAGGTGAAGCACTCGTTACTTTCCGACTCGATATCGACTTGAATAACATTGAGTACCTTGAAAGAAACGGCATCAAATACGTAATCATGCTTGTTGACGAACGAGGGCTAGGCGGAATTAACCGTCGAGAAGTAGTTGTAAAGAGGGTAATTTAATGAAAGTTAGCGCGAGGATTAAAGGTATGGAAGATATTTACCGCATGGCAAACCCTGATCGATACAAAACACCAGTTGCTAATACAGTAGAGAAACATGCGAGGCTACAAGCGAACACAGCTTCTAACAGAGCGCCTGTTGAATCAGGTAATTTAGCGGGAAGTATTCCACCAAGTGTGAAAGCTTTCAACGGAGATAAAACGGGATGGTCTTACGGATCAGAAGTCGAATATGCAGCCGTTCAAGAATACACACATAAAACGAAAAAAGGATTCATGCGTAAGACAATGTTCGAAGGCGAGCAACCGTTAGTTTCTGACTTAGAAAAAACGGTACAACGAACAGCGCGAGGTTTATAACGATGCATACAATAAATAACGTGATGTATTCGCTAAAGAAATCATTAGATAAATTCGCACCTACTACTTGGGTATATGATGGTGTTTCTTTAACTGGAAAAGCAAAGCCGTTTCTAACGATTGAGTCTTTAACGGGAACAATCGACAGGTATTCAAAGGATAATTATGCACGAAACCATCTAATACAAATCGGAGTGTATTCCGATACAGTATCAAACCGAAACGAATTACAAGATAGAATCATCGACCGACTAGAAAGGCGACCTATCGACTTGTATGACACAAGTTCGAAGGTACCTACGCTAGTCAGTTTTTTATATACGGAAGTTTCGTCGTTCGAACCAGTTCCTCAGGAAGATGGAACCCAGATAACGGCGAAACACCGTAGTTTTATCACGATAACTATACGAAACTAGGGAGGAAATTAAATGGCAGGTTCACCGGAATTTAAGGGTAAAGAAACGTTATATTTAATCGATATTCCACAAACAGAAGGCGCTAGTAAAACAGTTCGACTATTTAACCAGACGTCAGGCTCACGCTCTATCGAAGCGGGCGAAATCGAGTTGAAGACGAAAGATAAAAGCGGTTCAGATTATGGCGATGTAACGCAATCAGTATCTATTGAGGGCGTGAGTACAGAAGGCGACGAAGCGTTAGACTACATCGAAGAAGCAATTACAAATAAAAAACTCGTTAAAATTCATGAAGTTTCTTTACGTAGTGCAAAAACAGGTGAGTACAAATCGAAGAGTGGTACGTTCATGTTAAGCAGTGTGGAACTATCGCACGAAAACGAAGAGTTCTCGAAGTACTCTATCGAAGCAAAATTAAATGGCGGGTTGTCCGTAGGTAAGATCACAACGGTTCCATCAGGCGCTCCTGACGGAGATATCGCAGATAAACCTAGCGCATAGATAGGACGAGCTTAAGTGCTCGTCTTTTTTAATTTTGAAAATAAAATTAACGGAGGTTTTTATAGATGGCTAAAACATATACACGTTTTGAAGTAAAAGGGAAAGAGTACGAATTAAAATACGGTTTTGAAGCAATTAAATTAATCGATAGTAACGGAGGTCCGTTTGAGTTTGTGCAAAAAGCGATGCAAGGCGGTCTTGAGGATTTCGTTGATGTAATTTATTACGCGTTGATCCATACAGGAGAAGGTATTACACGAAAAGATATTGAGGAAGAAATTGAATGTCAATTACTGTCTGAGGAGTTATCTTTCGATGACATCTTAAAGGTAAATAAGGCGGTAGTTCTAAATAGTTTTTTCTTCAAGAAAACAGTGAACAAATTACTAGCGAGCATGGGCGAGGATCAGAAGAAAGCATTCGAGAGTCTGTACGAATAAACGTTGATGATTTACAGGCCGATTGTTTTCGATATTTCGGAATGTCAACGCTTGAATCGAAACAGTTAAGCATTAAAGAATATCACATTATGCTTACCGGATACCGCGAGCGTCTACTAGATACTTATGAAATTGCTAGTGTTCAAGCTTTGTTTTACCGAAATGCTCAGAGCGAGAAGGTAAAGAGTTTAGATGACATATACAAGCGGCCTGAGAATGCTCGAATGTTAGAAGTGAAGGAAAAAGAACGTGAGCAACTTACGAAAAAGATTCACGCAAACGAGTCTTTATTCGATGATATCGAACGGGCGTTACGTCAAAACGGAAAGGGCAGTGAATAGTCATTAGTCAAAACAGAGTAGAGGTACAACTTCTAGCGGATATATCTTCTTTAAGGAGTAGTTTGACACAAGCGACACAACTTTGGCGCAATTTTCAGCAAGCAGTAAGTCAACCGATAAATATACCGGCACCAACTATGCCGACAATACCACCGATACCTAGACCCGCACCTCCGCCACCGCCTGATATGTCAGGTTGGCAACGGACGTTTCAAAACGTAGGTAATCAAGCACAAGAAATGGGACGTAGGATACAATCAGTTGGACAAAACATAACGACGGCGTTTGCACCACTCGCTTATGCTTCCGGTAAAGCTTTCGGAAGTATGATTAAAAACTCGATGGAATTCGAGCAACAAACGAGAAAAGCGGCCGTCCTTACAGGCGGTGCATATGGACAAGTTAAGAAAGATATCTTAGAAATGGCGACTAGCTCCGTATATTCAACTGGACAAGTAGCGGCGGCGTATGCGGAACTAGGGGCGAAAGGATTTGACGCAGCACAATCAACCGCAGCGTTACCAGGTGTTCTATCAGCAGCAGCAGCTTCCGGTGAAGACCTAGGTATGGTAGCCGATACGATAACTTCCGCATTAAATGCGTTTAGTATGGAGGCGAAAGATAGTGGACACGTAGCGGACGTACTCGCACAAGCGGCCAACGCAACAGCAGCAGGTGTGTACGATATGCAATACGCATTTAAGTACGCAGCAGGTCCGGCAGCACAATTAGGTATCTCTATGGAAGAACTTGCAGCGTCCGTTGGTATTATGTCTAATGCTGGTATTAAAGGTGAGACGGCGGGTACAGCATTAAGATCGGCAATGCTCCGTTTAATTAAACCACCGAAAGCAGCGGCGAATATGTTGAAAGAGTTAGGAGTTACCACGACTGATAGTAGCGGTAATATGAAATCACTCTCTCAAATTATCGGTGAATTACAAAAAGGTATGAACGGAATGACAAGCGCTCAAAAAGGTGCAGCACTGGCTACAATTTTCGGTACGGAAGCTGTTTCTGGTATGATGGCGCTTGTTTCAGCAGGTCCGGAGAAAATCGATAAATTAACGCAATCTCTTATTAAATCAGACGGCGCTTCGAAAAAAGCAGCGGACTCAATGCTCGAAGGTTGGGCAGGTGCAATTGTTAAGATGCAGTCGTCTATTGACGTAGTAGCTCGCGCATTTACAGATGCATTAGCGCCCGCAATTTCGGTTGTTGCTGAAATTATTAAGAAATTAGCTGATGGATTTAATGGGTTATCTCCAACGATGAAAACAGTGATTGCTACAGTAGCTACAGCCGTTTCAGTATTTACAGTCTTCATGGCGGTACTAGGAGTTTTTATTAGTAGTATAGGAGCCACAATAACAGCGTTTGGTGCGTTAGTCGGTTGGCTAGGTAAAAGCACAATGGTCGCGAAACTTGCGAGTGCGGCAATGGTAGGATTACGAGCTGCCTTCGCATTTCTAACGGGACCTATTGGTGCAACTATTGTAATTTTAACCATACTAGGAACAGCGCTTGTCCAACTATACAAACACAACGAAACATTCCGTAACGCAGTAAATAGCGCTTGGGAATCGATTAAAACTACAACTATATCAGCCGTGGAATCTATGAAAGCGGCATTTGACTCATTTGGTGCGTATCTTGCAACAATCCCCGCTAAATTTACAGCGATGGGCGTTGCGATAGGTACTTTTTTTAGTTCCGTAACCGCTAAGCTAAGCGGTATCGGTCAGAGTATAAGTGGAGCTTTCGGTTCAGCTATTGAAGGATTAACCGCTAAGTTTTCGGGTATGGGAGCAGCGATTTCACCAGTTGTAGATTTTATAAAAGCATCGTTCTCATCAATCGGTAACACAATCGCTACACTAACACCATTAATTGTACGTTTAGGATTATCGTTTTTAGGTGTGTCTGGTCCTATCGGTTGGGTAGTCGCTATTGTCGCTTCATTAGGTGCTACGATATTCAAACTTGTAAATACGAATGATCAGGCAAAAGCAGCATTGATGTCAGCTTGGGAATCGATTCAGAGTGTATTTAGCACGGTTGCTTCCGTAATTATGCCGATAATTACTTCGCTAGCACAAGGTTTTATCAACACTTTTGCGCCGTTAGCACCGGAGTTTCAAAAGACCGGTCAAGTCATCATGGAAAGTTTCGCATCGCTACAGCCAGCATTTGCAGAGTTAGGCGCAGCGTTTGGTGAATTAGGAACGACTATTATGAGTCTTTTTGGAGACGTTGTAAAACAAGTAATGCCGGTAGCAATGGACTTATTTAAGCTATTCGGAGAAAACATTCAATTAATCATGCCTATGGTTACGGATTTAATGAAGCTATTCGCTGATACAACGATTGAAATTATGCCTGCAATTACGCAAGTAGTCCAGGAGCTATCTCAAATGTTTTCAGAATTAGCGGCTGAAGTAATGCCGATGCTTTCACAAGTGGCACAAGAAGTGTTTCCTGCGATATTAAACGTTATTCAAACATCGGTTGGTGTATGGGTAATGCTTATAAAAACTTTCGGTGAAATTCTTGTAATTGTAGCGCAAGAGATGATACCGATTATACTAACGGTTGTTCAAGAGGTATTTCCTATAATTCAATCGATTATCGAGACGGCTATTCCTATAATCATAGAAATTATTAAGTTGTTCGGGGAAATTATAACGATAGTTGCGACGACTGTAGTTCCGCTTATCTTACAAGCGGTGCAAGAAGTCTTTCCAGTAATTCAAGCAATTATTCAGGCTGTAATTCCTATAGTTTCAGCATTGTTACAAGGTGCAGCCGAGATTATTAAAGGCGTATTAATTCCAGCAATTCAATTCATTTTACAGATCGTGCAGGCCGTATTCCCAGCGGTAATGGGTATTATTAAATCTGTTATCGGCATCATCACGAACATTATCAAACTATTTACGTCCATATTGAAAGGTGATTGGAGCGGCGCATGGGATGCGGTTAAGGGAATTACGTCAAATGTTATGTCGTTGATTAAAAGCATTATCGATGGAGCGATTTCTTTAATAGGTGTAATCGTACGTAACGGGTTGAATTTAGTCCAATCGATTTTCTCTAGCGTATTAAATGCGGTATGGAACGTAGTCAAATCTATATTCGAGGGAATACGTAATGTGATTTCATCAGTAATTTCAGCGGTTGGAAATATCATTTCTGCGGGTTGGAATGCAGCTAGTTCCGCGACTTCTAGTATTCTAGACGCAATGTCTAATACGGTATCAAATATATGGAATAAGATCATCTTGTTCTTAAAAGGGATTAACCTAATGGATATCGGTAAGAACATCATGGAAGGTATGTTAAATGGCATAACTTCGATGGCTAGTCGTATTTGGGACAAGGTAACCGAGATAGGTAACGGTATTAAGGACAAGCTTACCGGACTATTTTCGATTCATTCTCCTTCGCGTTGGATGCGCGACATGATCGGCGTGAATATGATGCAAGGCTGGATTAACGGTGTTGACGGAATGAAAAGTTCGGTGCAACGTACGACGCAACAGATGGAGGACTGGATGAAGCCGGAAATGTTAGCGGTGGATACAGGTGCTTCCATACTGAGAGGTGTTAACGGATTAGGTGCGTATCAATCAGCTAAACCAACGCCAAGCATGTATAAACCGAGTCAATACGAAAACCAAACGTCTAGAGTTAAGGAACCAGCGAATATTAACATACAAATAGGTAGGCAGGAATTCGCAAGGTTTGTTGACGATATTACTGGCGAACAAGAAGCGGTTAGAAAACGTAGAGAAGTATTTTAAAGGAGGGCGATAGATTGCTAGTTTTTAATGGAATTAATTTAGAAGAATACTTCGAGAAAAAATACGAAAAAGGATTTTTTATGGTTAACGACATAAGAGGTCGCGGAATTTTAAGTGATGAAATTAATGAGTTAACGGTACCTCATCGCCCAGGTTCATATTTTTTGAATAAAAGGACTCCCAAGAGGGTATTAGAAGTAGATTTCTCTCTTAAGGGAGTCTCTCTTTTTGAACTGAGGAAACGGATAGACGAATTAAATGGTTTATTAAATACAGACGAATCTGTAAAAATTACATTCACAGATGAACCTGATTTTGTGTATTTCGGAATTAAGGAATCAGTTGAAGAAAATCTCGAAAAATCAAATATTCATCAAGCAACTATTACAATTATATGTTCAAATCCTTATAAATTAGGATCTACTAAAACCGTAGAATTTCAAGCTAATGAGCGTGGGCTAGCAGCAAATGTTCAAAACAAAGGGAGCGTTGAATCTAACCCAATTATTGAAATTGAGGTAACGAAACCCTCCACTTTTCTTGATGTATGGAATGGAGATAATTACTTTCGTATTGGAAGGCCGCTTAGAATGGATCAGGTGCCTGTTGAGAGAAATCAACGTGTTATGTGGGATGAAATGTCTACCACTGTAGGATGGACTAATGTCCCAAATTCAGAAGATATGATTGGAGGCGGAGCGTTCAAAGTGGATGCAGGCTCACGCCTAGTTCCAGTTTATTTAGGTGAAACAAACATAAAAGGTTGGCATGGTTGCATAGCCAAAAAGAACATTCCACAAGGGCCACTGCAAGACTTTATTATGCAGGCGTATGTTGGGGTAAGAAGCTCGCATCCCGATCAAATGGGGCGCGTTGAAATTGGTTTGTTAGATGAAAATAGCGACTATGTAGCTCGTATTTCGATGAATGATGTCCATTGGCAAGCTGAACAAAATACAGGGTTCGCTAAGCTTGGCAACAAAAAGAAACCAGTCGGTGAGCGAGTACTTATAAATGAACCAGGGGACCATCCTACTACATGGAATCAATATCGTGGTCGCTTGTGGTTAGCACGTACCGGTAATAGGTGGGAAGCGTATATTTCTAAGTTTTTATGGAATACCGAAAAGGATGACTCGGAACGCTTTGTTGTGTGGGAAGATGAAAACAATGTGAATATGGACAAAGTGGCACAAGTTCAAATTAGCATCAGTCAATTTTCGGATAACATGTTCTGTACAGACATGAGCATTGATGATTTGAAAATCTGGAAGGTCAATATGAATACACAAGATAATCCACCTTACATTTTTGATGTTGGAGATAAGGTAGTTATTGACACCGAGCGAAGCCTTGTATCGATTAATGGTAAAAAAGTTATAAATTTAAAAGATATATTCAGTGATTATCCAGTTGTTAGCAAAGGATCAAACAAGCTTGAAATTATGCCTTCCGATGTAGGAATAGCCAAAGTAACATATAGGGAGAGATATCGATGAGAGCACCTAGCGGCACACTTCATGTCATTGATTTTAAAACGGACCAAATTGTTGCTAATATCCAGCCACAAAATTATTGGAATGATATACGTCATTGGGAGATTAAGAACAATATCGATACTTTAGAGTTCAAAGTGTTTGATAATACAGAGCATGCAGTGACACTTATGCAGCAAAATTTAGTATTAAAAGAAGTACGTGATGGACGGATTGTTCCTTATGTTATAAATAATGAAGTTGAAAAGGATTCAAGAGATAGATCACTTACTGTACGTACTTCGGGTGCATGGGTTCAGATAGCAAAAGACGGTTATATCATGCCGCAACGTATAGAAGGTAAAACAGTAAATCAATTCATGGATATGGCTCTTGTAGGTACGAAGTGGAAACGCGGAAAA